GAATCAGAACATCCGACGATGGCCACCCGTTTGAGCTTATTGACCGGGGCAACCACCAAAGGCTCCGTCTTTTGTTTAATCCCTTCCTGCTTTGCTTCTTCCTTCTTCTTCCCCATGCTTCCCCTCCTTAAAGATTTGTTGTGAGGGCAAAGAAAAAGGCGGACCGATGGAGGTATGGCTCCATACAGCCCGCCTTAATCCTTCTTGCGTCCCCCTCCGGGTGGCCACCCATCGGGAGAGCCCTGGTTATAAAACTACAACCGCGACAACTTATTCGTCGCGGGATACGCGCCCGTGCGGATAACCCACGCCGTCATAAGAGTTGTTGTAACGGTCGTGTTCAGTTTGATCGCGAAATGCGTGTAGCTCGAATTGGTTGCCAGAACATCGTTGGGCGTGAACTCGATCACTCCCTGATACTTCTGGCCGATCAACTCGACTTCAGCAGTCGTCGCGTTTGTGGACGCCGTGACGCCCATGCCCGTGGTCATTGGACCCGCAAAACCATAGTCCTTCGGCCGCACAAGGCAGCGGGTGTCAGTCGTTGCCGTGACGATGCCAGCCAATTCGAGATGGGTACTCCACGTCGCAATGGCCGTCTTAAAATCATTCATAAAGGCAACATTGCCCGTTGAAAGGGTCTTGTCTGCTACGGTTCCGGCTACGGCATAGGTGAAGGTTGTTCCGTCAATGGCGAGCGTATCGCCCGCGTCGACGGCTGCCGTGGCATCGCAATGGACCATCAGCTCGACCATACCGACATCACCCCAGGCTCCGGTTGCACCTCCGCCGGCAAGAGAAGATGTGGCGCCCAAACGGATGCTTGCGCTTGCCAATGAAGCCATTGCCGCGCCACCGCCGCCTGTCGCGTCGTACTTGCCGACCATGATTTTCCACTGCGATCCAACAATGGCGACGCCCGTGCTGTTTCCCTGGCCGCACAGGACCATGACCTTCTCGACGCCAGCCAGCGAATAGCACTTGCTGTAAACGCCGGCGGTAGAAGCATTGAAAGTCGACTGGCCCGCGCCTGCCGATGCCCCGCCCATCGAAATAATCGCAAGATCAGCTCTTACGTTGTCACCGAAATATTTACTCATGTTTGTTACCTCCTTTTTAGTTCAGCACGACAAACGGGCTGACCGTATTGCTGGTTGACCCTTCCAGCGGCAGCGGGGCCGTGAGCCAGGGCTTGCCGTCAACATTCCAGAAAGCCTTGATCACGGTTCGGTTGCTTGTGAAATAGACATGGGGGGACGCATCGATGAATGGGCCGCTGCCGTCTTTGAGCAGGTAGTAACTCATGTCCACCAGGATCAGGTCGCCTGCCGTTCCGAGCGCGACTGACCTGTCGGCATACATCAGCGGGATTCCGAGAAGGGAATTCGGGATCGGCTTCGTGAAATCGGTCTGGTAGATCGCATGGCTCGCGTCATCCTCCAATCCAAGGAACTGGGGCATACACAACTGAGACGAGACCCAGATATAATTCCCGCCCAGTTTCATGCGTTTGATCATGTTCAGGATATCGGTCCTGACAATGGTGTTTGCCGTGCCACGGCTGACATTCACCCGGCAGGGAGAATTGAGGATCCCGAGGGGGCCAGCAATGCCGTTCCCGCTGTAAATCTCTAAATCTTCCCATCCGATAATCGCCTTGCGGAGCTGGTTCCCGATCAGGCTGGAGGCTGCGCCCCAGTTGCGGAGCAGCTTGTCGGTCACGGTGATATAGGCCGCAACCTCCCCCGGCTCCAGGGAAACCTCTTTCAACCGAATGTCGGTTTCGTTCTTGGTCCCGCCTTCGCCGACCTTCGCAACCACCACGCCGCCATAGACGTTCTCGGCATCTGTCTGGTCGAGGGACGCCATTGAGATTTTGGCATCCGGGGGATCGCCAGCAGGGATCACGGTGCAACGGGGCCGGAAAATGGCCTCCTGTGGATTGACTGCAAGGAGCCCAGACTTGAACTGCGTGGGTACCGCAAATCCGCCCTCATTGCCGGCGCCCATGGACTGCTCGCGGGTTTGGACCTCGCGATACTCGCAATCCTGAAGCCGCGGGTCGCCCCGGTCATACCGGATCGCATAAATGAACTCGCCGAAATTGCTGAACTCTTTCGCACGGTCGTTTGACTTGCGATAAGTTACCTTGTAGGGCTTGTCGCCTCCAGCGGCAACTTTTTCGGCCCGAGCCTCCAGATCCGTCAGCCTTTCAATGTCGCGTTCGAGCTTGTCTGAATCGGCCGAAAATGCCTCGTACTGGGTCGTTTCCTCCGGCGTCAGGTCGCGCTTCTCTGAATCGGCAAGATCAAGCAAGGCCTTCATCTTCTCGATCAGCTCGGCAGCCCGTGCTTTCAACTCTCTAATCTTATCCATCTTTATACCTCCTTAGTGGTTTGAAACATCAACGCGCCGGGGTCGGGCCGTGCGCTTAATGATTTCTTAAAGCCTCCTGAGATTCAGCTCTCTCCGCAGCAGATCGGTCCGGATGCCGATAGAAACCTGCTCTTTACGGTGTTCCATTGCCCATGCTTCGCGGGAGTGAACCGAAACATCTGTCTGTTGATAAAAGGGGAAGGTCACAGGGGATACGTCCCAAAGTTTGACCTCCCGTAAAACGAAGAGATCCGGTTCGTTCCCTTCCCCTTTCTTTCTTTCCTCATCCAGAATTTCAAAGCCAAACGACATCTGCGTGATGTCGCCGCGGGAAATGGAAATCTTCAGATCCCGGGCGAACTGCGTATCAGGCGGGTCAATCTCGACTAACAGCCCTTTTTCATCCTCCCGCATTAAGAGAGTGCCCGCCTTGTTCCTTCCCAAAACGTAATCCGGATTGTGGTTGAAAAGTGCGCGGACATCATCACGGCCTATGGACGTGGCGAAGGCGCCCGGGGCGATTTTCTCCCTGAACCATCCCCCGTCACCGATGATGTCAAATACGGCGGCATGGCCAATGATCTTCTCTGTCTGGCTCTCCTCGCGCTTCTCGATCAAGAGGCTATCGACGGCGAATGTCCGGCGTTCCATTTTGGGTCTATCCTTTTCAGGCATCTTCATTGCCTCCTTTTTGTTCCGGTATTGGTTCGGGTTTCGGTTTGGGCGGTTTCTTCCCCGGTTCCGTCATGTTCATGGGCTGTAAGTAGGCCATTCCCTTTCCCCCAGGCAAAGGATTCATGTTTTCAAGCGCCCTAATTTCATCCACATTCATCCAGCCCCATTGACGGGCGATCGAATAGGCATTGAATCGTGACGTGGTATCCCCGCGCAACAGGCCGCTTAGATTGAATTCGATGTAATACTGCTTCCGGTCCTTCTCGGATAACAGGAAGTGGTTCATCGACTGCTCGATCCTCACGCACAGCGGGCGGATGGTATATATGGCAAACGAAAGAAATAACTGCTCGGCAGATGCATAGGTCATGGTGTTGCCCGGATGGCCGATTAAGATCGGCGGGACCCCGAAGATCCGGCATATTTCCTCCACCTGGAACTGCCGAGTTTCAAGGAACTGGGAATCCTCGTTGCTCATGCCGATCTTTTCGAGTGTCCCGCCCTGGTCCAGAATTATGCTTTTGAATTTGTTTTCGGGTTTTGCGTATTCGGCGAGGCTCTCCTTCAAAAAGTCCTTTGCATTCGTCGACAGCTTGACCCCGTCAGGAAACTTCACCACAAGCCCGAGGGCCGCGCCGTTAGAGAAGAACCTCCCGCCGTGGTCGTCAGAGGCAAGGGCCAGCCCCAGGGATTCCTTCGCCGCCGATATGGGGGAAAGCCCCCTGATGCCCTCCGGGGCATTGCCATTGAAATCGGAGGAGATGGGCATGTTTTTCAGGTGCCAGATTTTTTCCGGGGGGAACTTGTCTATATGCTGGTCCTCGTAGGTATATTCATATCGGGGCTCACCGTTGATCACCGAAACCTTCATATTCACGGGGTTGAGGGGGATCAGATCGGTGATAACCCCCTTGGAATCCATGACTTTGTGGTTGAATGATTCCCCGTTGAGGTTCAGGTGGGCAATCATTCCCTCCCGCCATTCAAACGAGGTCATCCATTGGTTTGGGGCATCATGGAGGAGTGGATAGAGATAGTGATCCGAGGCGACCTTCTTCTCGTTTTCCCCGGTCCGCTGGTAGATCATTAATGGCAGGGAAGCGATTTGACGGGCGAGGACGCCGATACAGGCGTAAGCCGCAGAGACTTTGAGGGCCTTGTCCGCCGTGACGGTGATCCCGGCAGACGTTCCGCCTCCCACTATGCGGAGAATCCAGTGGTTCGGATCGGATAATCCCCGCAACAGGATATTGTCTTTCAGGGTTCGGATTCGGTTAAGGATTGACATTCATTGACCCATTATAGATTTGTTATGCGCCCCACCCCTGCGCTTAACCATTCCCCGC